AAGTTCCTGAACCAGTATAATTCACGGTTATATTCATAAGAGCGCACATCTTAAATCTATTTAGATATGGATGTGGGCTTCCTCCACTCATATATTCTATTTTAAAAACTTCGGGTGCCTTAAGAAACAATCCAGCGGCACCCTCCGCTATTGTACCTTTTTTTGCGGCACTGTGTACTTTAAATTTTCTAATTATATTCTTAACCTCTGTTGCTTCACGTTCAGAACGAGGAACAATATCATAGGCAAAAGTAAATGGTTGTCTCAAAGTAATTCCACTAAAAAGTAATTCAATATTTGAGTTAAATACTGTTCCGGCAAATCTTGAAGTAATTTGTGAAGTTGGAATATTCTTTCCAGTAATAACATTTGCTGCCAATCCTATGCCTATTGCCTGAAGCATTTTTTGTGTTGTTCCGGACATAGCAGCATCTTTTAATTTAGTTCCTGTTGCTCGTAACTTATTTTCAAAGTCTTCCTTATCTTTTGTATCAAGTACCCCAGCTGTTAATCCGGCGGCGGCAGCTTCCAATACTCCTAATGAACTTCCGCCCCAGGACACACTATTACTATCTTGTATATTATCGGGAATTGGCAGTATAACAGTCCCCTTTTCCCTTTGCTTATCATCCTTGCCTCCTACATTAGCATATACATCATCAGAAGAAGGTAGCGCAAAGGTTCCTTCTCTCGGAATAAGTCCTGGCGCCTCATACTGAAGAAAAGTAATTTTTAAGTAATCATCAGATGTTGTGAGTTTTGTACGTGGATATCTATAATTAAAAGGAGCAGCGATTGCCATTTATCTTTTTTAGTTATTTATTCTAATTTTACTTGTTTTATTGATTCGCCTATTTCCCATAAAGTTCTTTTTCTGTAATTACTCTAAAGGTCCATCCTTGGTCCTTACAATATTCTCTTGCTGCTTCCCATTTTGATTGGTTCTTAGCGTACTCATATGCTTCATAAATATATCCTTTGGTCTGCCTTTTTGGTTTTGGTGGTGGCATCGTTTGCTTATAAGGTTTAATCTCAATCAAATATTTTTTAATGCTTCCATCTGGTTCTTTGACTTTTATATAAGCATCAGGAAAATATTTGTGGATGCGCCCGTCTATCGGGGAACGATAAGGAATGGCAAGTTCTTCAGAGGCATATTCTAAAATGTTTTCATTCGTATCACAGTATTTGAGAAACTTCAATTCCCATAGAGACCGGTAGATAATATTGGTCGGGTCTCCAACATACTTTTCCGGAAATGATGGTTTAAACTTTCCCTTATAAGACATCTAAATACTTATACTATTAAGACTCATAAAAGGTATTTAGAGTGCCTAGTATCCGCAGAATATCCGACTTTAAACCACTATTTACCAATTTAGCACAAACTTCCCATTATCAGTTAATATTTGGCGGTCTTCCATCAGATCTACAAAGTTACCTTATAAAAAGAGGAGTTTCTCCATTTTTTATTGGTGAATCTGCTGGTCTTTTGTGCTATAACGCATCATTACCTGCGTCTAATCTTACTACCAAAACTGTTGATGGAAATTTTACTGGAGTTTCTGAAAACTTTGCCGTTGCCAGAACATATGGAGAAATAACTCTTGATTTTTATGTTGATTCAAACTACTTAATGATAAAATTTTTAGAGTCTTGGATGGAGTTTATTTCGAGTGGGTCTCATAATCCTATAGGAAATCAATTTGCAGGGCCCGTACATCAAGGAGAATCAAATTATTTCGTAAGAATGCAGTATCCAGAAACTTACAAGACAAGTTTTACTAAAATTATTAAGTTTGACAGAAATTATGAATACTTTAAGCAAATAGAATATACTTTTGTTGGACTCTGGCCTGTGAGTATAAGTCCTCCAGCAGTTGCTTATAATCAATCAGATGTTTTAAAGATTTCGGCAACTTTTAAATATGATCGTTATATTGCTGGTAGAGCATTAAGCTTGAATAGATTTATTGGTAATGATAATAATCAGGAAAGTACTGTCAAGAGTAATTCTACTGGAACTTTAGTCCCAGTTAGAGGAACGAGTGGTGTTGTTTTTTATGATCGAAGTATTGATACGAAAACTACCGCAGAAGTAAATAGAAGATTTTTCAATTCTTATGGTGATCCAGTTATCAACTAAATATACTTAATATGATTTGAATTAAAAAAATGCCTTTACCAAAGATTGTAACGCCGACATATAGTTTAGAAATACCATCTATTAAGAAAGAAATTAAATATAGACCTTTTCTTGTAAAAGAAGAAAAGATTTTAATTATTGCTATGGAGAGTGAAGATCCAAAGCAAATTGCCGAAGCACTTAAGACCGTAATTGGAAATTGTATTATTACCAGAGGTATTAAAGTAGATCAATTATCAATTTTTGATATTGAATATATTTTCTTAAATGTTCGGGGAAAATCTGTCGGAGAAGACGTTGATGTACTCTTAACGTGCCCGGATGATGGAACAACTCAAGTTCCGGTAACAATAAATCTTGATGATATTTCGGTTGTGGTAAAACCCGAACATTCTAGAGATATTAAACTTGATGATACTTTGAAATTAAGAATGAAGTATCCTTCTATGAAGGAGTTTATTAAAAATAATTTCTCAAATGATGGAGGAATGGGTGTAGATGATACTTTTGAGATGATTGTATCTTGTATAGATCAAATTTACTCAGAAGAAGAGTCTTGGCCCTCATCAGATTCTACCAAAAAAGAACTAGAAGAATTTTTGGAGCAATTGACTTCTCAACAATTTAAAGAGATTGAAAAATTCTTTAATACGATGCCTAAACTTTCTCATACAATTTCAATTAAAAATCCCAATACTGGTGTGGAAAGCGATATTATATTGGAGGGACTAACATCTTTTTTCGCCTAGGATTGGCGCACGAGGATCTTGCGTCATATTATAAAACTAATTTTTCTCTAATTCAGCATCATAAATACTCTTTAGAAGAGTTGGAAAATATGATTCCTTGGGAAAGAGAAATCTATATCAATTTACTTCATCAGTATATTGAAGAAGAAAATATGAAGAACCAATCTAATGGATAAAGAAAATTCAGTACCATCAACTTCTTTGGTTGGTCTTCAAGATCAACTCAATAGTATTCGTTTGGAAATTTTTACAACTAATGTTAATCTTCAAGGTATTGGAAAGTTAATCCAATTTGATAATTTACAGGATCAAAGATATCTTTTAGAAGAAGCAAATAAAGAAAAAAAACTTTTAGAATCAAAAATTAGACAAGGGGCAGAAAACGAACTAGAAAAAAAAGTTTCTGCCTCTCTTCAATCGCCGTTAAAGTCCACAGAAAAAAATCTAAATTCAATTTTTAGTAAAATAACTACTGCTCTTGGGGCATTATTTGGATTTTTTGGTAATAAAGTTATACAAGGATTTCAATTAAGTGTCAAACTTGGAATTGGAGCACTTACTGGAATTGGAAATCTTCTAAAAGGATCTTTTGGATTTATTACCTCCACATTAGGAACATTAAGTAAAGGTTTTACCTCTGTACTATCAGGAATCGGAGGAATTACCGGGAAAGTTATTAAATCTTTATCGGCACTTGCTGCATCCCCATTTAAGGCAGTCGCCGGTTTAGTCAAATCATTATTATCAGGACTTAGAATTGCCGCCCCTGCCGCTGCTGTTGGCGCTGGCGCATCTGGTATACTATCGTTTTTAACTAAAGCACTTGGTATTGGTGCCAGAACTTCTACCGCAATAGATGCCGTCGCAAATTTTCAAGAAGGAGATTATACTACAAGTGCTATAAATGCCGCAGCAACCTTTCTTCCTTTTTCATTGCCAGCTATTGCTCTTACTACTGCGAAAGCGACCGGAAACGAATTAGATCTTTCTAATTTTAATTTTTCTGAAATTGCAGAATCTGCAAGTTCTGGATTTTCTGGACTTATGAAATCTGGGGCAGATTTTTTGTCTGGGTCTGGATTGGATCTTGGTTTTTTAAATAATCCGGCACCAGAAGTAAAAGGTACTGTAGAAGAAGGATCGCCACAATCATCAGTCCAACCACAAAGTCCTATGATTCCTTCTGCTGCTCCAAAATCAGCACCAGCAGCAGAACCACAATCACCGGCAATTCCTCCACCAACTCCTGAAATGGTGAATAAATTCCAAATGGCTTTTGACAATAGAGATAAAGCAATTGCAAGAGGCAGAATTGAATCCGCTTGGAAGAATATGAGTCCGGTAGAACAACATCAAGCAAAACAATGGGTGGAATCTAAAGGATTTTCTTGGAGTGTAATGAGATTGCCCGATCCAAATCCAATTCCAATACAATCTCCATCTGGACCACAAAGAGTTCAAGTACTTCCATTTGACCCACAATCACCACCAAAACCGAATCTTGGAAATTTACCAGAACCACCAGCAGATGTGGTGGTACTTGGGAATAATAAGGAGCAACCATCATCTGTCATCGCAAGTGATTCACAAACAATTACGGATGTCCCTCTCATTCCTTCTGGGAATCCTGATAATTTTTATACATTATATTCTCAGGTTAATTATAATGTAGTGTTCTAAAATGGCAATATCATCACCAATTTCTTTGTTGAGATCTACTGCTTCACAAACTACAAAGACATCAAAATCAATTCAAAATACATTAACCGTAGGAGTATCCAAAAAGAAAAATTTATTATCTAGCGTTAAAATTTTTAAGAATAGACGCCGTGATTTTGACAGAAGAGAAGTCCAAAAAAATGTAATTACTAGTCCTGCTTTTCTTACTAAATCTGGTGGTGCTAGATCTTTATCTTTATCTGATAGAGGTTTAAGTATTACAGATAGATTATTTGGATTCGTTAAGTATCTTACTGCCGGATGGATATTGGGAAATCTTCCTACCTGGATTAGTTTGGGGGGGCAATTTGTTGGAAGACTTGGAACTGTTGGGTCTATTTTAAAAAATTATGGTGATGAAACACTTAAGGTGATGAAAAGTATAACAGGCATTTTTGATTCAGCTTTAAAAAATCTTTCTGCATTTGATTTTAGTGACAATTCTGGATTGATGGAAAGTTCTATTGGTGAATTGACAAAATCTCTCGATGATTTAGGGGATGGACTATCATCCGCTCTTGATGTCTTATTTGCACCTTTTAAGGATGTTCCTCCAATCGGTGAAATTACTCAAGAACCTGATGCATATACTGATCCACCACAGCAACCTTCACAGCAATCTCCTATAGACGGTAAGAACTCTGATTTTTGGACCTTAGTAGCAGTTGCATCTAGAGAAGATGGTGATGCTCAGGGGCAGGCAGATGTCGCTCAATCAATTTACAATCGTGCGAGATCGGGTAAGTTTCCAGGAGGAACAAGTATTAGAAATGTAATATTGGCAGATGGGCAGTATCAACCAACACGAGAGCGTCCTATGGTAAATCCAAGTAAAAAGACTAATCCGGAGTGGTTTCAGATTAAAGATGCAGAATCTGCAGCAAAAGCAACTGGATTTGAAGTTTCTACAATACAAGGTGTTGCCAGAAATATAATGAATCCTTCCTTACAAAAAAAGGCTTCAGAATTTGTTGCTGGTAGAACAGATTTTAAAGGTGCTTCAATTGGAAAATCTCCAAGTATTCAGAGAAAAAGTGGTGACAATTGGTTTGGATGGGAATATGGATATACGGGAACGACCGTAACTCCCGTTCCAAATTTTGGAGTTACCCAAACACCCACTCCAACATCACCTTCTAGACCATCTGGAAATTTTGCTCCTGTAAGTGGAACTAGTGGAGTAAGTATGGGGGATAGACCAGTATCTATTTCATATAGTCCCGTTAAACCTAAGTCCGGTGTTACAATTACTTCGGTAATGGGGCAGAGGCAGGGAAGAGAACATACTGGATATGATCTTGCTGGAAAATCTGGAACTCCTTTATATGCTTATTTTTCAGGAGTCGTTACTCACGAAAATCGTATTCCCCCAGAATATGCTGGTGATGTATATCATGGCGCTGGATATGGATATTGGATTATATGGAAAGATGATGTTTATGGGTCATATCATTTCTTTGGGCATTTATTAAAACCTGCTGAAGTTAAAAAGGGACAAAGATTTGAACAAGGTGCTTTATTGGGATATATTGGGAGCACTGGAAGATCAACAGGACCACACCTTCACTGGGAAATTTCTAATAGTGTGCCAGATTCTAGGGGTAATTTCACTTCTCGTGAAGATATAAAGTCTTGGTTGAAAAATCATCCCTTAAAATCATCCTCATCATCAGGACAAACACAAACCGCACCATCACCAAATCCTCCAAAACCTTCTACTTCTCTAGTCCCCAGTACTCAACAACCTTCTATTCCTAATCAAGAACAGTCAATTGAAATGCAAAATAATGATTATACTATGAATCTTTTACAAGGAATAGTTCAAGAAAGACAAGGTAGGAAAATAGTTGTTATTGATGATCGTTCATCAACCGTACAGCAAATGATATCCTCTGGCGGGGGTGGTGGAAGTTATATACAAATGAGTTCTGAATATTCTATGTTAAATACCTTTATGAAAAACAAACTCTTATTAGATTTAACTTACCTATAAATGTCAATAAAGCAATCGGTATTCGAAGAAATAATTATAGAATCTAATGACAGGTCACGAAGAGTTGATATTGCTCTGGGATCTGTGATGATTGATTATTATGAAGATATTTTTTCACCAACCATTACCGCTAAAATAAGAGTTGTAAATACCGGAAATACTGTTGTAGCACCAAATAGTAAAGACACACAAAAACAATCCATTTACAACGGACTTCCTTTAAGAGGTGGAGAAAGAGTTTCTATAAAAATTGCCGGCAATTCTTCAACGAATCCTGGATTAGATTTTTCTACAGATTCAAAAACTTATCTTTATGTATCCAGTATTTCTGATGTAATTTCTGAAAATAATACGGAAAGTTTTACATTACACTTAGTATCAAGGGAGGCAATTACAAATGAAACTACAAGAGTGGCAAAAAAATATTCATTACCCATAAATGAATCGGTATCTAAAATTCTAAATGATGTTCTAAAGGCAAATAAAATTGGTACAATTGATAAAACATCAAATCGTTATAATTTTATTGGAAATATGAGAAAACCCTTTACGGTATTAACTTGGTTGGCGGCAAAAAGTGTTCCTTCTTCTTCTGATGATAAAACAAGTTCAGTAACAGGAGAAGGAACTGCGGGATTTTTCTTTTATCAAACTGTAGATGGATTTCAATTTAGATCGATTGATTTTTTAAGTTCACAACCCAAAAAAACAACAATTACTTATAGTGAAGCAACTGTATCTTATGGTGTTGATGGTGAAAGATCTGCCGATCAAAATAATTTTAAAATTCTCAATTATAACACAGAAAGAAATCAAAATTTAATTGAAAAATTAAGACTAGGTTCTTATGCCTGTCATAGAGTATTCTTTAATCCTCTTTATGGAACAATTACGTCTCCTGGAAAAACAGATTTTAAACTATCGCAGTATAAAAATAAAACGATAAATCTAGGACAAGAAGAACTTAAATTGCCAAATATTGATGATAATTCTTCAGTAAATCTTGGAGATATTCCATCCAGAATTATTACCGGAATATTGGATATTGGTACTGTAGAAGTTGGAGTTTCAACAGCAGCAAACGCCGACCCTATGGAGCACCAATCTCAGGCATTAATGAGATATAATTTTTTATTCACCCAGTCATTAAATGTGATGATTCCATCTAATACAAATTTAAGGGCAGGTGATAAGATTGAATGTTTGTTCCCTAGAATCACAAGAGGTTCTGCTACGGAATATGATACTGAAACAAGTGGTCTATATATGATTAAAGAACTTTGTCATCATTTTGATGCTAATAACTCATATACATCATTAAAATTAATAAGAGACACTTTTGGAATTAAAAAATAAATGTTAGATCAATCACTACTTCAAAGTCATTTTATTGGTAGAGACGGATTCCGTTGGTGGATAGGGCAGGTCGCGCCAGAAGAAGTTCAAGGAATACAACTCAATAAAGATGGATGGGGAAATAGACTTAAGGTTCGTATTTTGGGATACCATCCAGAAGACGTAAATGAACTACCAAATGAAGATCTTCCGTGGGCTCAAATTCTTTTATCAACATCTGATGGAACTGGTGCGGCAAATTATGGTACTAGTCATACAGTAAGACCGAGTGATGTTGTATTTGGATTTTTTCTGGACGGAGATAACGCTCAAATCCCCGTGATCGCAGGGTGTTTTGGAAGAACAACTCAATACACAGATGAAGAATATAAATCTCCATTTGTTCCTTTTACAGGATTCACAACACGAATCCAAAATGATGGATCCAGAGTAGAAGCAGGTCAAACAAACGAACAGACAAGAACGGCACAAACAACTCCTAGTCCTCTACCACCACAAATTGCAAATAGTATTGGCGCACTTCCTCAGTTTGGTGGAGATGGAGATATAATCCAATTTGCGACAACAAAACCCGGTTCCAAGATGGAAAAAATTTCCACAGAACTGGAAAATGCGATTAAGTATCTACAGGACCTAAAATCATTTCCAAATCTGGCACAAGAATGGATTGATGCTAGAGTTGAAGAATTATGCGAACAGATCTCTCAAAAAATACAGGGGATTAGCACGGAAATAGTTTCAGGAGTTGTGAATGGTACTTATGAGAAATTAGAACCAGCTTTACAACAAGGTGTGGCACAAGTATATGACACAGCAAAAGCAGCGGCACAATCTCAAGGTGAATCTACGTCACATTTAGTGGGAGTAGAAGCGCAGAAGGCAACAATTGAGCCCATAAAACAATTACAAAAATTAATTCCATGTTTAATTGCTAGTATTATAGAAAGTCTTGGTGGACTTATAAGTGATATGGTTTGCTCCCTATTAGAAAATGTTGCGAATGTTGTGTCCTGTGTCATCGACCAATTTCTTGGAGGATTGCTTAACGGAATTATTGATTTAATCATAGCAGGAATGTCCGCTGTTCTTGGAGCACTTTCTTTTATCTTAAGTTTTAGTAATTTTAATCTTGAAGATTCTATAAGAGAACTTGCCGGAGGTCTTCTTGGTATTCCAACGTCACTCAATTGTGGAGAAGAAGAACCGGATCTTGGTGTTGAGAAATGGATGATTGGTTATGGACCAATTCAATCCTCATCTTTTGATATAAATGCTATTTTGGATCTTGCAAATAATGCTAAATCAATTGTAGATACGGTGACCGAAAATCCATTATCACCCCTTGAAAGTATCATAGGACCTCTCGATTTCTTAAATCCCGGAATTAGTGATCCGGACTTTATTGGTAGTGGATTGAGTAATTGTTTTGGTGGAATACCAACAGTATGCAATCCTCCATCGATTAATATTTTTGGTGGTGGTGGTATTGGGGCATCGGCACTTCCAATCTTTGGGTCTATTAGTGGAGATACCGGAAGTATTATTGGAGCAATTCTTACATCCGGAGGTTCTGGTTATACCTATCCACCATTTGTATCAATTACTGATAATTGTGGAAAAGGATATGGTGCCGTGGCTCAATCTATCATCGAGAACGGGCAGGTTGTGGCAATTGTAATGAATTCTGATGGTGAAGGTTATACATTAGGAAACCAACCACAAGTTGGTGATATTATTGGTACTGATGGTGGTACTAGTACTGGAGGTGGTACTGGTACTGATGGCGATACTACAACATTAGCAGACCAACAGAACATCACGATTTCTGAAGTTTTAATTTTAAATCCCGGATACAATTATCAATCAGGAGATACCGTAACTGACAACTTTGGAAATGAATATAATGTTGTGATTGATAATGGATCAATCGTTAGTATTACTCCAATAAATATTAGTGACATTACAGATTTGCCAATACTTAGAGTGGTAAGTAAAACTGGTTCTGGAGCAAAATTAAAACCAGTATTTGGATTTAGAACTTCATTCCAGGGTGAAATAAAACAAGTTATTGATTGTGTGGTATAAAAATGACTAGAGAAGCAAATTGGGAAGAAAGAAGTTATTGTAAAAAGGGACCTCACTTTGGATTAGATGTTAAAAATCCACAGTTAGGATTGGATGGTCCTGATGTTTATACTTCGTACGGTGTTACCACCGATAAGGATATTTGTATACAGAGTTTAAGTGATGGCAGTGGAACGTTTAAGATTTCTAATGAACGATCAATTCAAATTACTGCAGGGCAAAATAATTCTGGCGGAGGAGTGGATATTCTAATTACCGGTAAGAATGGTGATATAACAATCACGGCAGAAAAAAATGGTAATATCAAAATCCGAGGAAAAAATATCATTATTGATGCCGATGAAAATATTAATTTGACCGCAGGTAGAAATGTAAATATTAAGGCTGGTTCTCGTTTTGTAATTCAATCAAATCAGGCAGATTGTGTAGCAAAAACAGGTAATCTTGCTCCTAAAGGAACCTCTACCGGAGAAAAAATATTTCCTGCCAATTCTCCCTGCGGTGCCGATAATATTCAAAAAACTTTCCATGCCGGTGGTACGGTTCAATACGGGGCGATAGCATAGTCATATGGCAGATAAGACATATCTAGATAATTCAATAAACTTTAATCAACCTCCAGTTTGCTGGCAGGGTCTTGAAGTTTATCCCGGAAATGGTGCCGCTTCTAATCTTTATGGAACTCTGAATGTAATCAAAAATCCAAAAGAACTCATTACTCCTGATATTAATACTGATGGTAATGTGAATGTTAAGAAGAGTGTGAATGTTGATAAAAATGTTAATGTCAAAGGATTTGTGAATGTTAATAGAAATGTTAATGCGGATGGAGATGTTTATTCTGGCAAAGGAAAACACAGACTTTCGGCAAAGAAAAACTTTGATATTCCTCACCCAACAAAGGAAGGTTGGAGACTAACTCATAGTTGTCTTGAGGGTCCGGAAGCGGCAGTATATGTTCGGGGAAAATTAATAAATACAAATATAATTAAACTTCCCGAATACTGGGAAAATCTTGTAGATCCCGATACAATTACTGTCTCTGTTACTCCAATTGGTTCCTATCATAATATTTTTGTAAAATACTTTGATAGTAAAGAAATTGTATTAGAATCTAAAGAAAATATTTCTGTATGCTGTTTTTATCATATATTTGGCGAAAGAATAGATACCGAAAAATTAATAGTAGAATATGAGGGAGATATAGAAGATTATCCCGGAGATAATACTGAAAGATCAATTGCTGGATATCACTACGATAAAAAAAGTAATTTATAAAAAATGGCAGCATTTAGTACTTTCACTTACGCCAAAAAATATTATGTTTCGCAAGAAATAGAGTTTGTAACCGAACCTGATGCCAATTTTGGTGAAACTTATAAACCACCCGATGACTTAATTAACTTACTCGCTGATAATATAACAGTTTCTAATGTTGGATTATTCGGTACTAAAGTTGGAATCGGAACCACAACTCCATCAAGAGCACTCGAAGTAATTGGGGATGCTTTAATTTCTGGTATTACTACATTTAATCGAGATATTTATCTTGATGGACCTCTTCGAGATAGATTTAGAAATAAAGGAACCTTGGGGCAGGTTTTATTAACAGATGCTATTGGAGTTTTTTGGTCTGATGTTTCTGGAGTAGGAACTCCACTACAAACGATTGGAATATATGATGAGGGTGCTTTTATAGGTACAGTCTCAAACTTAAATTTTATTGATGGAACTGATCCTGGCAATCTTGTAAATGCTACTCTTAATGCCAATCCCACTTTTGCTAACATTACTATTTCTGATCGGTGGTCTTTATCTGGATCAGATGTTTATAGAATGTCAAATGTAGGGATTCAAAATAATAATCCAACATCAACTTTAGATATTACCGGAACTCTTCATGCTACTGGTGCGGTTGATTTTGACTCCACTCTAAATGTAGATGGTGCAACTACTCTTAATAATACTTTAGATGTAGATGGTGCCACTACTCTTAATAATACTTTAGATGTAGATGGTGCCACTACTCTAAACTCAACTTTAGATGTTGATTTAGCGACTACTCT